CTGCTGCAGTAGCCCCGATCCCTTTGCCAAGCTTGTCACGCTCATAAGTTGCCCCTGCAGACATGTTGTAGTTCTTCATGATGTCATCAATGAAGGACGTAGGGTTCATAAGCTTGCCATATTCGCCCTCTAGCTTATCTCCAGCGCGTGCGCCACGATCAATAAAAGGGTTGTAGTATTGCTTGCCAACACCGGGAATCTGATCGAGATATTTATTTGCATCGCCCGCTGCATCGTCCCGCTGGAACATATACATCGGGTTGACTGGCGTGTTTTTAATGCTATCCCAGAATGACATGGTATTCTCCTTTAATCCTTTACGGATATGCCGTTGTCGTTACTTTTCGCAGCGCACCGTTGACCTTAAAAACTATCTCATGATTGTCTGATTCGTACCAGAAAGTACCGTCTGGCATACGTGGCGAAATCAGTGCCAAATTCGCTGCAGATATCGGGGGAGCCGTCCACCCATTATCGCTTAATCCATTATGCAATGCCTGATTTAATTGGTCATGAAAGATCTGCATATCAGGCGTTAAAAAGCCATCAGCCTTTACATATTGAATATCAGTAAACACTGGTATCTGCATATTAATCTCCGACTTCCATTGTGCCGTTCTTAACAACGAAACGGCCACGCCCCCAGAATCGTAACTGGTAGGTTATTTGATTTGCATAGCCAAGATTATTAAACCTCGGCTGGTTTTTATAATTACCACTGGCCTTTAATTCGTAGCTAACGGCGTTGCTAAAGTCGATGCCACCATTTTTGGAAATAGTGAGATCCACTCGCGGTTTATTTGTGCTGCAATAACCACCCTCAACGAGAATAGGGAGGCCATCTTCCGTATAGATAATCTGGTGCGTTTGTTCCGTCAGAAGATAACCAACACAAACCGGGTGCGTGTACGCATTTTCTGTCGTGCCACTTTCAATAATAAAAGTGAAGAATTTAATTTTAAATTTCTCAGGTCTATTTGGAATGCGATATGTGTTAGTCAATCGCACTCGTGGGATGTCGTAGATTTTGTCAACAGTCTCCGAGCCCGAATTAGCAAATGTATCGTAAGTAGTAAGGTCACTGTTAATGGCATAAATCGCTCCGTCCTTAAAGCTTAGGAAGAAACTTTGATTGTTGAAGTACACAATCTGCCGTGCTGGAAACGCACTAAAATCCCAGTCTGTTAGGTCATAAATACGCTTCGTGGTGAAGTCGTACATGATGCTGAAATTATCGTCCTCATGAAAAAACGTGAGGATATAAAACAAGTGACCGCCTTGACGATAAAGCACTGCGGTTGAGTCTTCTGGATGGTCTACGGTTTCAAGTAAATAATCCAAGCCATCTGTCGATATACGTTGTGCGCCACCGCCTTGCATCACCATAAGAGAAGGGGAGGATTTTTCGTTAATACCAAGCCATGCCACCACTTCATCGTTTGCTGCGATGGTTGATACAGAGGCTGCACCATAGTCGATATTGACCGACTGGTTGCGCTGGTAAACCTGAAGGCCACCCACGTTGTTCCAGACTTCTGCAACGGTAGAGCCAAACACAATCACGTTGTTGCCTTTACCGGGGATTCGTAAGACCGCCTTTGCAAAGTCAGGCTTTGTCTGTAATGCAAGCGTCTGCACCCAATTCAACTTGTAAGCATTGGGGAGCGTACCATCCGAGCCTGTTTCAAAGATCACCCATTGCGAGCCAAAGTTGGTCGTCAGCGCATTGCCTATCAGAAAATAGGTGTTGTGATACGTCACATAATTAGGCTGAAATTCAGTGTCGCCGGGGACGTTCACATACTCAGCAGGGGCAATCGCTGCAGGCGCTAAAGCGTAGTTATAAATATAGGCGATGGAATCTTCGGGCGAACAAAAGAAAATTTGTGATGAAAGGTTCTCGTCAAAGAAGAACTCGCCAGTGGTGGAGGTAACAGCGCCAAGATTGGTGGCGTTTTCGCTTAGCTGGTTGATGCGGTAGACATTACCCGCCACAACCGCCAAAAGGAAGCCACCACGAACCGAATGGAATACACCACGGCCTTCTGCACCGTCCTCAACAAGACGCAGCAAAGAGGCATAGCCGGGGAAATTCGCCAGCCATTCTTCTTCACCATCAGCCGAGGAGGTGATGAACATATTATAGGTGCGCTCAACCGAGATAGTAGGATAGCGCCCGAACACGGAGCTTCCCACAATGCGGACAGGTACTTCCTGTGTGTCTGTCGTTAATGGCAGCACTGGCATTGGTCGCCTCTTATGAGCTTACAGGCAACCACCCACCACTAAGGTTGACGATTGCGTAGTTAATGGCTTCTCCACCAGACAGGGAGCTGAGTTTCTGCATTCGCAGGTCAACGATGTTGGTGTTGTTAGAAATCCACTTAAAGTATCTTTGTAATCCAGCTGCAACATCTGCGGGTACTCTGTAGGAATTACGCTGACAGAGCCTTTCAGCAAGTAAAAATTGCAGGAAATTGGTGTAGAACTGATCAAGTGACGTGGACAAGTCTTGGAACATGGTCACCGATGAAAACCTAAAGCTTCCCCAGATTTCTAACGGATAGTTAGTATCTGGCACGAAGTAAAGAAACAACTTACTGCCACCAAACTGCCTCTCGGTGTGCCAATTCCACGGCAAGCTTTGAATGTTGACAGGTCTAAAGCTTCCAAAGAAATCTTGGCGCTGTTGATTGCGCGTTTGGTATCGGATGCCCTGAATATAGAACACAAAAACATCAATATCGATGAGATTGGCGATAGTATATTCAGATGTGCCGGGCGTTGCCGTTAGCGTGTATTTGTCTGTATAGGGGATCGTTGCTTCATTGATCGTCCTATCAGCCAATACTTCGTTTAACAGTTTGAGGCCATCACTCATTTGAGCACCAGTCGGGGTTTCAAAATCCCGACTGATAATCCCACTTAGATAATAAGAATCTGAGATCAGATTACTAGTCAAATAAGGCATGGCCTCTCCCTCTATCGGTTAGATAGTGTACTGATAGCCAGCAACATTTATGCCACAGCATCGCCACCACCTGCAGACCAGATGTACTCAATGTTAGGCACGCCAACAAGTAACTGGGCTTGCACTAATGCAACGCCAGTCATGTGGACGGCTGTTACCTGAGAGGTCACGCTGAATGGTACGCCAACAGCGCCATAAGGTTTCAGGGTCAGGATACGGCTTGCAGCAGCTGGGGTTAGGTCATAAAACATATAGACCGGGAGTCCAGCAACGGCAGGGACAAACGTAGCCAATGAAACAGCCGTGTCAGTCGTTGCAGCACCTGCGGTGACAGCAGTTGCAATAGGCGCATCGTACATAAAGATGCGTTCATTCGCGCTGCCACTCCAATAACCCAGCAGAAACTCTGCAGAGCCATCGGTGCGTACATAACCGATTAAGCGATACATATCATATCCAACAGGCAACAAGGGTGAGCTTGCGCTTGCGGATATCATCGCGCCGGGGGTGTTGTTTTGGGTGGAATCGCCGACTGCATAGATGGCATATAACGTGGCGTTAGCCAGTGAGCCGTTATCAAGGCCGTTAATACCATTGTTTGCACCGTTGATCGTCACGCCGTCTTCCAAAATGATGTCATTTTCATTTGAGGAATTTCTGGCGCGACCTGCTGCCACCGTCAAGGTGGTAGCAGATGCTCTTGCAATTTCTAACCCACTTACGTTTAAGTAAGGGGCATTTACGACTGGTAAATTAACACTCATGTTATCGCTCCTTAATTAAAGTGGGAATATGATTGCCATTGCGTTGTCAGAAACCTGAGTTTTACCCCAGATCGCATCATGCACCGTGCCGTACAGGTTCTGCCCGAACTGAGCACCAGTGTACATACGCAATGCCACACCAGTGTCAGGATCCTGTTCGACAGATGTCATGAACGGATCGCAATCTGGTAATGGAGGAATCGCGACATAGAACTGGTCGCCTGACTGAACCATACCCACTCTGTGTGAAGGTAATGCTTTAACTTGCATACCAGCGACAATTTGCTGAGTGATGTTTTGGTTTTTGCCAACGGTTGCCTGTAAAACAGGATCAATCGAGACAGTAACCTGTGAACCACCAGTGGACGCTGCGTTTGCCGTTGCTTTGAACTGAACAGGGCAAGACGATGGTTTGTGGCCTGTAAAGGTTCTGAAGCGGATGTTATTAAAGCCCGAGACGTTGTCTTGGAACTGGAAGCGGTCATAAATCTTAACCGAATCAGCATCACTAGCAGCAGAGCAACCGCTAAATGTGATTGCGGTAATACCGCCGTCAGCATTCTGGGTCACGCTTACTACGGTGAGGGTAACGCCTGCTTGACCTTCTGAACCTGCAATATGTTCAGGGAGCAAGTTGGAGGTGTACCACATTGCTTTGTTAAATGAGCCTAATTCCCAGCTGTTACGCATCTCTTCGTTGCTTTGTGGCACGAATTGATTTGCACCAGAGGTGATAATGTCTGGGATTGCGATATCAGACATATATACCTTAGTGCCGTATTTCGCGCTGCCAAAGTTTCTGAAGAAAGCTAGCATCGATCCTAATTGCCCGAAAGACGAAATGGGCGTGACGCCGTTACCATAGAAACGATATGGTGCGGTTTCGCAAACAGTCGCGACATCCGATTCAATTTCAGCGCCTAACTCTTCAACAGCGCCTTTACCAAATCGGTTCATGTAATCTTCCAAGTTGAAGATTAACTGTTGAGCTGATACATCGATGCCTACGTTCTTTGATTTATCTACAACGAGACTTTGCACGCGCTGTTCAACACCTTGGAATGAAACAACCAAGCCATCGTTAGCGATGAAGCGGGGTGGTTTATCAAACGTGATGGTGTCGCCCAAGTTAGCAGGGTTTGCTTTTTGAAAATCTCGGTATTTTGTGTTAGCGGTTGAAACAAAGCAGTTAATGTTCTGCAGATACGCAAGGTCTGCTTTGTTGTACGTTTGCACATTTTGCAAAATATTATTTGGCAATGGCATGTCAATCTCTCCGTTAGATTAAACATCGAGACAAAACTTGACGGCATCACCAGATATATTTATCCGCGAAACATACTCTTGAAATCGCGAACACTCTTAGTGCCGTTGTCTTGTCCAGTGGTTGAAGATGACATACGGCTGAGTGGTGCAGGAGGGGTTTTATCCTCTGCTTTAGCTTGGTCATTGGCCTTGATAGAAGCACTAATCTTGCTAATCATGCTCTGAGCTGCAGCAGGGTCGCGTTCCGATAAAACTATCAACGTGGCCAACTTGCTGGGGTTCTTATTAAGCTCATACATAACAGCAGGTGTGTTATCTATCTGAGATGCCAAGTAGACAAGGTTAGGAAATGCAGCAGGGTTGAAATCGGCCATGACGCTATCAAAATCTTCATAAGCGTCCTTACCTGCAGCCATCTTGCTGCGATAAGAGTCCGCGATCTTGTTAGCCTCTCTTTCCAATTCCTGTTTGGCGCGTTCCTCGTTGGCTGTTTGAAATTGAGTCTGCAAATCAGCGATGACTTGCTTTTTGATGGCATCGGTGTCGACAGTTGGAACCGCCATACCACCCATTGAACCACCAGTCTTCAACTTCTCATTTTCAGCTCGTAACGCATCCAATTCCGCTTGCATCGAATCTCTCCCTTTGAGTTTGGCTTTCTTTACTAGTTCCTCAACGCGAGAGACGGGTAGCATCTTCTCCTGAGCATCGTCTATTGACGGTTCTACAGGGTCAGCGCTCACTTCCTTATCTAAAGCTACTTCCTCAGTCATCAATCATCTCACTGTTGCCGTTGTGAACGTGGTCGCAGGATTTAAGTGTCCTGAACTGCTATTTTTCCGCATAGTTGCGTGTTAGCCGGATTATAAGCTGTCCGTAAGCTTATTACTCTCTATCGTAAATAATTTATGCTGTCAATGCAACTAATAACCTTTTTTCTTTGTACTGGATTTTTTATTGTTACCCAATACCTTATTGGCTTTTGCATCGATCTTAGCTTTTGATGATGCGGATAGCTTCCCCTTCTTGACCATCTGCGTTGCGCGGGCTTTGGCGTTCGCAGCGTGGGCTTTATCATTTACCGGGTACTTTTCCGAACCGGGCAAACCAAACTGTGACTTTTTTAGACTATCACGCTTTTTTGCTGTTAATTTAGCCATGCTTTACTCCTTAGGCATATCAAAATCATCATCTTCTTTTGAGCTAACATGCTGATCGACTTTCATCATGTGCTCACCCATCTTGGTTGCCATATCAAGCGCGGTGCGGGCGTTTTCTGCGTCCACTTGCTCTTGTTTCAGTACGCGATTTAAGTCTGCATCTTGTATCGTGCTCATGACTTCAAGGAATTTGATGTCAGCTTCCTTGTTCTCGACAGCATTTTTGGCACTGGATTTTGCCATCTCGACTTGAGCACTTAGCTGGTTATCCTCACGCTCTACTTGAACTTTATGCGCTTCAACCTGAACCTGTGCCATTGCAATTTGTTCTGGGGTAGGTTGGTTAGCAGCTTGAGCCTGTGCTGCAGCTGCGGCTTTCTTCTGCTCTTCCATCCAAGCCTGAACGCCATAGCGAAGCTTCTCAATACCGCGAATGTCGATGTTATCCAGCAACACTTCGAGGCCGTTCTGGTTCATAAACTGCTTAAAGCTTTCAGAGACGTTCATCAATGCAGTGATGGTTTTCAATGCCACCTGTTTCTGCACTTCATAGTTCACGCCGGGTTCGATGGTAACTTCCAATGCGGACACATCGTAGTCAAACTTCATGTTGCCTTTCTTGTTGATCTCGTAGAACTCACGCTTGCCGTTTGGCAAGATGACCGGGATTGTCCGTGGGGTCACATAGTAGTTCGGTAATAGATTCAGGTAAATTTCCGCGCATCTTGCCCATCCGTGTATAAATCCTGTCGTGTACGGCATAGCTGCAGCGTTAGAGTGCATAGCACCCTGCATAATTGCAATTCCAGAGATGTCATTATCATTCGCTCCAAGGGCTGCGTCATACGACCCCAAGATCACCTGCATGGTATTGTCGGCAAGCTGGAAGGTTTGAAGCAACTCGGGTGGTATTGGCTGGCGTGCAATCTCTTGTGGTGGGTTTAACGGCTGGTTTGGATCCCCATCCTTAAACTGGTTGTATAGCACGACAGTCGCGTTTTGTGGGTTAGTGTAGGCCAGCTGATAGTCTTTGTTAGCGGGGATACCCTCGACAGGCGCTTTCCACTTATGCTGGATCAGGTTCTCAATTTCATTGCAGAGCGATTGGCCTGCGAAGTTTTTCATCTTCTGGTTGTCTTTGCCGTGATAGACGTAAGGGCGCACGACCTGCTCGGCTTGAGCGTTGGAGTTATCGCGAATAATAACGCTATTACCATCAAAGAATACCAACGGCAGCATCGTGAAGCTGGTCTCTTTGTAGTCCACGATCTTTGTGCCTGTGACCGTATACTTGTCGATGGTTTGAATATCAGTTACACGAGACTTCAATACGATAGGGGCTTGCTCAATAATGCCAGCCTGCTCCCATCGCGCCAGAAACTCTTCGTATTGCTTCTCAGTGAGGATGTGGCCGTTTGCCAGCTTTAAAATCTTGGCCTTCTTCACCTTCTTTTTGAAGAACTCAGCAAAGAGGAGAATGTCTTCTTTCTGGTTACGATAAGACCAGCTAAAGCCACCAACGCCTGATGACCGGGTGAATTGCACGCCTTTCAATACATCTGAACCATAGATTTCCTCTGCTTCACCAGCTGATTTTGGAAACAGCTCGCAAGCAAAGCGTCCGTCACCTTTGTGGGTTTTGCGGGCGAGTGGGTCAAAGACGGTAAGGGTAGGGTCAAACACAGGCTCTATGTATATCTTCTGGTCAAAAGACATCTCGTCTGCGTAATCTGTGTATATTTTAGCCACATCATAACCGCCAGCGAGGATGTTTCGGTAAAGATGATAGCTCAGCTGGTTGACGTTGTTGCCACCAAAGGCAGCCTTTAAATGCGCCTCGACCAACTCAATGATGTCCGGGTTCATTAGCTTAACGCCTTCTTTACCCCGAACGGTAAAGGCCGGATCCATCTTCGAGAACTCACCGCATAAACGGCTGATGAACGCCTCGAGGATGTTCCACTCCATGTTTGGCTTCTGCAGCTCTTGGTTCACCGAGCGATCAGCAGGCGATAGGGAGCTTTTAAAGACAAATCGAATGTAATCGTTAAAGACCTTGTAGTTCTTCTTGAAATACAAATAGCCTTTTTCAATGTCGCCACGGATCATTTCAAAGCTGTCACGCGCATCCTTTTTAACGTAAGCCATCTCGATTCATCCTTAATGCTTGTTGTCGTCTCATTTGCTGAGCCAGTGTATTCATTACATCTTCAGCGCCACTGTTAGCCTTGGCATCCGGGCGGTGTAGCAGCTTGTCAATTAAGCCTATTTTGACACCATCATACAACGTATCACAAATATCGTCATGCCTATGCGAATCGTTAGCGGTGATTTTGCCCATGTGCTTCTTGCACATAGCAACGTGCCTGCGCCCAAAGGTGAAGGTGATGCACTTGCTTGCAGCGTAGGGCTGGATCTCAATATAGCGTGCTGTCTTACTGCCAGAGGCTATGGTTCGCTTTACATCCATGACTTTGATGCCTTGTATCTTGTTGGCAGCAGCGCAAAGGGTTACGCCTGTGGATTTCTTTTCAATGACTAATAG